TATTATATTTAACTGCTTCATCTTCAATAATACCGTTTTCATTAAACATACTATTGTATTCTTTGTCAGCAATCTTTTTAATATTAGCAGGTGTTGCTTCTTTACCAAGACGTTCTAGCTCATCCATAGCACGGAAACGTGCAGTAGCATTAGCTAAGTTAGCAGAAGTAAAGCCATCAAAACCAGTAAAAAGATTAGGTGTAATTCTAAATACAGGATCACTTGCCATATGTTGTAAACTCTCATATTGATCTACAAGAAATTTAAAACCAAGGTTACCTTTTTCTGCTTCAAGTCTAGCGATGTTTTTGTATTGTGCTAGTTTTTTCTCATTCTTAATTACTAAGTCTAACCTAGTGGCACCAGCTACACTATTAGGGTTTTGTGATGCTTTCATAAATAACTTACCAGCATAAGGTAAGGCTTTCATTTGAGTATCAAGGATAGAACTGTAAGCCATCCAACCACGCTGAATTGATTTAAGATCTTTACGCATCATAGCACCAGCAAAATAAGATACTGGTTCTGCAACCAATCCACTTAAGTTACCATATAAAGCTCTGCCAGCTGTACCAGCAGAAGACAAAATAGAATTAAAGAAATTAGCTCTAACAGCTTGATCTAAGATATTAGGTGCATCAGGAGTACCATCAATAAGTGGACGCCAACGAACAAAGCTATTAAGAATATCTTCATTCATTTTAGTAATACTATTGATCTTACCGTCACTAAGTTCATATAATTCAAGGAATGAATCAAGAACTTCTGGGTTATTCTCTTGTAAATACTCCCAGCTTTGGGTAAACCTATCACTTTCGTCTTGAATAATACGCAATGCCTGTGGCGTTTCTTCTTGGATTTGTTTGACAAGCTGCTCAGGTGTCTTACCGAATGCACGGGCACGCTCACCTAAACGCATAATACCACGTTTCTTATCTAAATAATACTTAGTAGTACCTTGTAGTTGTTGTAGATATGCAAGATTATCACGAATCTTTTCTTTAGCTTGATCAACAGCAGCAGAACCTCGGTTAAGCCTAACACCTTCAGATAAGTCAGCGATTTGACCTGATAAAGAAGTAGCAGTATAAGCTTGTGCTTTAGCAATATCCATACCAGTAAACTCTTTAGCTTGATCATTAATCATCCTAAAGATACCAGCATAACCTTCATCAGTTAATGTCTCGACACCAAATTCATTTTTTACAATAACAGGATCAAGAATCTTACGAATCTCATCAACACCAACAGTAGGGTCAAATAATTCAAGTACTAAATTATCACCTTGCTCAGAGATTTCATCAAAACTAATTGACCAATCAGCTGCTTCCATACCATAACGGTCAGCATCTTTGAGTTGTTTGGTAAGACCAAGTGTAACTTCTTCAACGCCACCTGGTGTAGTAATAGCATACTTACGTGCAGGTTCACTGATGAAGTTACCTAAACGACCATAAACTGATCCTTTGTTTTTAGCAACACGTACTGCATCAACGCTAGCACCAATGATACCGAAATCATCAAGAGAACGCATACCAACTTCATTCCAATCATAAAGGTCATTTACACCTTTTAATGGAACATTAGCATTAGGATTCATAGCTTGATTGTAGTATCCAAGCTCATCAAGATCTGCTTCTTGTTTAGCCGCATACCTAGATAACTCTTCTACTGCATCATCACTTTTAGCAGCTGGTGTTAAGTCATCAATAATCTTCTTAGCTTGTGATGTCTCACCTACCATCTTAGGTGCTCTTTTAAATGTTTGGCCTACTTCATTAATTGCAGAACCAAACTTACCAAGAAACCCTACAAACGGAATAAGAAAACCAAGACCTAAATCTTCATTAATGTTTTTAATACGTTTTTCATCAGCACTATCAGTATCTAGTGTGGCCCAGCTATCAGGAATAAAATCATACTGTGGTGGCAGGGCTTTTTTTAGAGCACCGAAAGCATTGTCTTCCTCATACTCAGAGCTGAATGCACCGACAGCAACACTAGCACCAGCTTCTATACCTCTGTTTCCAAGGAACTTCATGAAGGCAGTATTACCTAACCTATTAATTGCGTTACCGGCTCCTAGAGCTGTAGTAGAGGCTCCTTGTGCTTTAGATGCTAGCGCATACCCACCAGCTTGGAAGACTAATGTAGGAACAACAACAGAAGAAATAGACCTTACTGCTGATGATATACCGTTTTCATAAGGTGTTACTTTAGGAATCTGTGCACTTTTCGGTAGGAATTTATTAGCTAAATCAGTGATTGGATCTAATACACCACCAATAGGTACAGCACCTGCTAGTTCAAAAGCATATCTAGGATCAGTAGCAAAACCTTCTACGTCACTTCTGACACCACCACCCATCTGTAAGCGGTTCCATTCATTCCTACTCATGCCTTGGGCTTCGTAGTAAGAATAATCTTTACTTGGATCAAATGGTTCAGCAGCCATCTCTGGTTGCATTGTAACCTCACCCGTAGGTGCAGGTTGTTCAATTGTTGGTGCAGTTTGACCTCCCGTAGGAGGTTGTGTCTCTTGTTCTTGAAGTTGCTGCTGTTGCAGTTCGTAAGCATCAACTCTCTGTTGAATTTCTTCTAGTTGTTCATTAGAGAGTTGCTTGTTACGATCTTCTTCGCTCAACACATATTCACTGCCAACATTTGAATAATCTAATGGATCGTTCATGTTGTTTGTTTTTTAATTAATTTTGACTAAACCCAAAGCGTTGCATTGCTCTTTCTCTATGTGGACCCATTTTTGCAACACCACTTCTAGCAGAAGTTCCAAATGAATCCTGTGCATCCCTATTTGCTCTAGGGTTACCAGCAATAACTGTAGTATAAAGATCTTCTAAAGTAGCACCTTGTGTAGACATACCTGCTTTTGCAAATCTATCCTGGAGATATCTCTTTACAGGACCACGTAATTGTTCTTCAAAAGACATGCCTGGTACGACACCATAAGCAGCTCTTTCTGGTCCACCGAATTGAATCAAACCTTGATAATTACCACCTTCGCCACCAACAACACCTGGATCATAAGTACCGGCAGTTTCAAATCCAATGATAGTAGCAAGATCAATAGGGCTTACACCTAGCTCTCCAGCAACCTCTACAAGAGCATTTGTCTGTTCAACAGGTGCAACTCCAGTACCAGTCATACGAGCTCTCAGAGGACCAGCTTCACGTGTAATGTGAAACGTACCACGAGAAAGTCTAGTTGCAGACATTCTCTCAAAATCAGTAAATAGTTTTTGAACTGAAGGTACTTGATCAAAGATAGCTTCTTCAACTGGTGAGGGTGTTATCAACTTTCTATTCGTACCATACTTTTCATTAGACGCTTGAATCTGTGCATTAATAGCAGCTATAGGATTTATCCCTGCAAGTTTTGCAGCATATTGAATATTTACTGGAATCTTAAAAGTACCATTATCAGCATAATAAGAATTTATAGTAGTTTCAATTTGAGTTTCAGACAATACAGCATTTGGCATACTAAAGATACTACCAACGTTTGCACTATTTTTTACAATAAGTTTATTTAATTCATTACGTTCTTGTTGAGCACTAGCTGATAATGCTTGAGTAGCACCTTGAATGTTGGGGAAAGTTGGCTTATTAAGTGCACCTGTTTTTGTATAAAATTTGTTTGTTTTATCTGTCGCACCTTTAGCAACATAATCTGTAAGTTGTGCGTAAGCTTGATCAGCAGCTGCATCAACAGAAACACCTTTATCAACTAAAGCTTTAAAGAAATATTTGTATTCATTTTTAAGAGCATTAGTTACCATAATAGTTGTACCAGAACCTGGTCCTTGTACAGTAGGATCAAACTTTGTTAATGTCTTAGCATTAGCAACTAAACTCTTTTTCATTGCATCATACTTAGGGCCATACTTAGCTGCTTCTTGTTCTTTTAATGCTTTAATAGCAGCAAGTTGTAATTTAGGGTTTTCAATAGCGTCAACAAACTCTTTGTCTAACGTTTGGGTTCTAGCTCTAGCTTGAATAGTTGCTACTTCAGCATCATAGTTTTCTTTTAACGCTGCTTTCTTTGCTCGTACATAACCGCTAGGTAATGATTCATTAGGGTATCTTGCATAGAATTCTTTTTCAAATGTTTCGGCACCTTCTAAGTCACCTTGTGCGTCAGCATTTTCAAAGTACTCTTGCATTTGTGGCACAGCTTTATCAGCAAACTCTTTGGCTTCTAACCTAGTATTACTACGCTCAGCACGTTTGTAGTCTTCCTGAGCCTTACGTCTAGCAGCTATAGCATTTTGATACCGTTGGCTATTACCACGTTCTTCAAGAACAGTTTTTTCACCCAGCAGTTTCAGGCTGTCTAAGTCGTCTACTGAATAACGAAATGAACCGTCAGGATTTTGTGCAGAGTATAAAGAAAAGAAATTCTTTAAGGCACCTTCTCTACCAAGTTTAGGGTTTTTTATATCTAGCAGAAAAGCAGCTTGAACCCTACCTTGAGTCCTTAGATCTTCTCCTTGTTGAGCAATAATACCATACTGAATATCAGTTGCCTTTGCTGCTGACCTTCGTATTGAAGTGGAATTAAATTCATCGACAAATTTATTAGACCTTTCTAAAAAGCCAGGTTCAAGTGAATTAATATTTAAACCAGATGCTCCGTATAAACTATTTTGTACTTGACCCAGTACAATACGCATTTTATCAGGGTCACTTACAGCTTCTATACCAGAGAATTTATTTCCTGCTTGATCAGTGAAAACAGCTTCAGTACCTTGGAGTGCTCTATTAACAAGCAGTGGAGTTTGTTCTATAATAAGTTCATTATAGTAACCCTTCTTCCAATAGTAACCACGACCAGGATTAGCAGCAAGATTTTTTGCTGTTTCTAAAGATGAGTCTAAACCTTTAGCACCATTTAGCACTGTTTGCTGGTCAAGTATTTCTGTTTCAACATCAACTTGACTCTCAGCTATTGCAAAGTTATTCTGTTGTTCAGGGCTCCTAAGATATTCTTGCCGACGGAATTGAGCACCTTCTGCAGTCTGATCCTCAATCATCTTCTTGGTTCTTTCAGCAGCCTGTTTACCAAGAGTTGTGCTTAACCCAACTAATGAAGTAACAGCTGAGTCAAGGTTTTTTGATTTTCTGTCAGCTTCTTCTATCTTAAATTTTCTTTCGTTTTCCCTGGCTATTTGATCATTTTTTATATTAGCTTCTAAAGTTCTCTGATTTCTTTCTCTTGCTTGCTCTTGATAAGCAGAGTTTTCTCGCATTGCTTGCAAATTATCTTGACGCTGCCTATTTGCAGTGTCACGTTGCTGTTCTAAGTTACGGATTACCCGGTCACCTTCTTCTTCCATTCGAGCAATACCAGCCCTACTAAGTTGAATAGGTTGGAATCCTCTTGGTTTTGTAGCGGGTTGGTATTGTAGTCGTGCCATAGTTAGTTAGTTAGTTAATTAGTTACCGGAGGGTACTCTGTTGAAAATATCATTAAAAGTTCCTATGCCACCCAACACCGTCCCGGCAATATCAGCTACACCACCTACGACCTCAACTACTGACTCAACACCTGTAGCCACACGTGGTCCTTTAGGAACTGTTGGTGCTGCGCGTCTTATTGGTTCGACAAATATACGTTCTGGTGGAAGCTGTGGTTCAGGTGAATACTCAAATTCTTCAGGGAATATGTTTAAATTTGCGTAAGCTTGGAGATCTTGTGCATAGTTTTGTAAGCCAATCTGTTGGATGTTACGCTGCATTTGCAGAGTAGCACTCTTCATGTTAGCATCAAGAATTCTATTGTTATATTCAACTTCTTCTTTAGCTCTATTAATACCAAGTTCAATCATATCTAAATTTAGACCAACTTGTGATTCATCTAAACTAGAATCAACTAATACCTTTAGCAAATCCACACCAGCTTTATTTCTAGCACCAGATAGACTTGCATCAAGAGCAGCTAAACTACGAAAAGATTCAGCAGCAGTAGATTGTAAAGTTTTTTTACGTGATACACCAGCCTGCCCTAAAGCAGCTTTACCAGTTTTTTTTAAACCTTCAACAAACTTAGCTTCTTTTTCAAAAGTATTTTGAGTAGTAAATTGATTTAAGTTTTGTTGAATTGTTTGGCTACCTATTCTACGATTACTTTGAATGCCGTATAATTTTACACCTTGCTCTAACTTCTGAATACCTCCTTTTTTTATTTCACCCATCAAATCAGAGTGCATTGCTTCACGTTGAAACGCTTGCTGTAAAGCTAGGTCTTGTATAGAAGCTCTTTCTTCTTCCCTTGCTAATGTAGCTGCATCTTGATTAAAACCAACCTGTGCACCATAAATTTCTTGACTTTTTTCGTAAGAAGCTAAATTTTTGGCATATGTATAATCTTGAATTCTTTTATTATATTCCCAATTAGCAACAGCAGTTTCATGTGCATAGTTACGTTCATTTGCGTAATTTTCTCTAACCGCATTATAGTTGTCAATTTCGTAGTTATAGACTTTTTTAGATTCTTTATTTGCTTTAGTTTGAGCCTCTTGTTCAGCCTTACGCTGTTCTTTATTTCTGTCCCTGCCTGTAACCCAATCAGAGACTGTATTAATTATACCGCCTAATGGCATGACTATCTTCTCCTATAGAATCGTGGTGAATAAATACCTTCCCATGTCATCGATACTAACGATACAGGGTATGGAAAACTGCTTGTCACTTTTAGTTCAAAATTAGTATTACGTTGATGAATTGGTATGGTGAATTGATGTTCCTGTGTTATAGGACTACTATCTGCTAGATATGTACCAGCATCAGTTACATATTCTACATTCTTCCATTCATCAGAACCACCAGCTTTTACTTTAAATAAAACTGGACCTGTCCTACCAATAGAAAATGTAACTCTTGATATAGTTAATGGGGCTGTATAATCAGATGTTGTAGAATCTTTTTTATAATAAAATTTTGGCATAGTTGCTTCAAAATCATAATTATATCCTATGACAATACCATCTGCATAACTTGTATAATCACCTTGAACTTCAAAGTAACGGTAACCTGTACCAATTTCAGTACGTTCAGTAGCACTTAAATAAAAACCAGCATCAGCATCAACTGCTGCAGCTGTACCTACATCTGCTTCAGGTACACTAAGAAGCATAACAGCTTCCTTTTGTTGGAATGGTGTGTAGGGTGTATAGATTTTAGTAACCTCATTGGTTGAATCATACACCACCGCATTGACACCTACAGCAGGCTGTACGGGCCTTGCAGCCATGTCTAGGCATGTATTACCAGAAATACTTGTAGCGCCTACCTCAGAGCTTCCTGTAGGGATCTCATCAAGAATGATGCTACCTATTGTATATTCATTTTCATGTTGAGAAATGATGACTACAGAGTCATTAATAATTTTTGCAGATTGAATCGTACCTGGTAATTCCCATTTAGTCCATGCTTGAAATAAATCTTTCTCACCATTATTATAAAATCTATAGAGGTATAGGTAGGATGTACTGGTATCGATTAATAGTATAGCGGAGTTTTGTGGACTAACACTTAAATCATCAATAGTATCAGGTAACCATTCAAGTACAACTTTACTGATATCAACAACAATAGGGTTTTGTTCTACATCACGTAGTTGTAAACTAAACAGTTTACTATAACCAGGTACTCTATTTACAAAGGCTGCTGTAACACCAACATCAACCGGAGATATGTCAGGTGCCATTTCATAATTAGACAAGGATCTAATTACGGTTGTAGTGGGAGTCAGTGTACTAGAATCTGTAGCTAATACGTGAAACTGCTGACGTTCACTGAACAGCATCAAACCTTGTGGGGAAGGTAATACATCAGATAAAGTAACAGGTCTGATACTAGATACATTTAAATCAATAGGATCAGAATCAATCTGAGCTAAAGCTGATTTAACAAAAAAATTATAATTATCATTAGCTACTCCAAAAAATATATTGTCTTGTGATAACAAGCCAAACCTATTAGAATAGAAAAAAGTACTTGTAATTGTTTTGTCAATAAAAGATGGTAAAGGACTGGTAGCATCATTACCTGATTCACGTGCTGACCATGTAATAGGGTCAAATGTAAATGTTGTTGCACCTGTATTAACAAGTTCATGCGGCATCGTTGCTGCATCTAATCCAGGAGATACATCACGAGCGATTGTTTCTTCCCAATAACCCCTACCTCTATTAAGTGTAGTATCGTATGCAACAAAGCGTACATGGTAATCATCTTCAGAATTAGTTGTATTACTAACAGTTACATGATGACCACCAAAAGATTCTAGAGGAAGTTTATCAGCAGTTGATACTTCATCTTCAAATGTTTCTATAGCAACATTATTAAGACCACCCTTAGCATCAATGTCAAAGGCTACAGGAGTACCGGTAACAGCACTATAATCAGTTACAACTGCATTAGTACCTGTACTACGTTTAATAACAAGACTATCAGGATATCCTTCTAAATACCATCTTCCAGCAAAATCTGCATTACTTGCTGAGTGCTGTGCTTCAATAACATCTTTAATTTTATCAACCAAGTGATGACTTGTATTTACAGAAGAAGAATTATACAACAACATGTCATCAAATGTTGTGCTATTTTGACTTGTTACTGCAGCTTCAACATTCTGAATAGTAACAGTATACTCATAACTATCTACAAGTGTGACAAGTTTAAGAGTAGCAACAGTTTTAGGGATATAAGTTCCATTAGGCTGCATAGCAGCCGCAACAGTTTTATTGGTAATAATTGTAGTGTCTTGAATACTACGGAAATGATAATCATTTTTAGTAGTACCAGTTAGGTATGAAGCAGCGTTATTAGTAACTGTACACCATGTTCCATCTAGTGCTGTCCATACATAAATATTTGCACCTTTAATAGCACCAATATATGAGCCGGCAGCATCACGTTCCATAAAGAACCATACAGCACCATCTAGTTCAGTTTTATTGAAGTTAGTGCCGTCAGCTTTTTTTAAGGTATTGGTAAATTTCATCCCTGGTCTTTTCAATAGACCATAGGTAGGATCGGGGTAACCGTTAACGCATTCACTTACTTGTCCTAATAATTTTTTGTCATCATTTTGTCGTGAGACACCACCAAGAAAGTTTGGTATTAGTTGAGTTACTGCTGGCATTAGCGTTGTAAAGTATGGAACGGTTGATAGCTTTGGTAGAAATTACCACCTTTTGGACTACCAAAGAAAGTATAATCTCCTTGGTTGCATTCATATTCTAAAGCATTAGATTTAGCAAAGGCTTCTTTTTGTATTAGTATTTGATATTGATTAGGATCACCAATAATTCTACTAGACACAATTGCTGCTGCTTTTGCAATAATAAAAGCTTGGATAACAGTAGGTATACTAGGCCAATCAAAATACCAAATAACATCTACATATAACGTAGCATCAGTCCAGGTAAATGAATGAGCAGTTTTATCGTAAAGCTTACCTTCACGATTAACACTATCTCTATCCATATTCTGTGTATAAGATTTATTCAAATCCATTTGAAGTATATTATTAGCAATAGGTACTTCATTGGATGCGTCAGGTGTGATAGGACAATCGTATTCTTTATTAAAAGACCATCCTTCTGATTGTACTTCACGAGACACTTCTCTTAGGGTGTTGAGTGCAATCGCAACGTCCGGGTTGGTTTGTGATTCAATTCTACTTGTAGCAATTGATTGTGTTAAGATCTGACTAGAAACAGTCTGAGAAATATTAACAGTATAATCATATGTAACAGGATCTGTAGCTGGAGATACCTCTACACCTGCAACGGCAATAGATGTACCAACAGTTACACCAGGTCCACCAATATAGGTGCCGACTGGAATATTAGCTGTTGTAGTAGTTAGAGTGGTGCCGGAAATAGAACCAGTAAAGCTTGAAACTTCATTCAGTACGAAAGTTTCATCAGTTGTCAATGTAGTGACAGGAGCCTGACCAACTGACGCCAGGATCTGATTAACAGCTTGTAGCTCAGTATTGGAGCCAGTAGTAGGGAAGGCCATAAATTGATAATGAGTATTATTCTCAATAAAGAATTAAAAAAAAGGAGCCTCCGAAGAGACTCCCGTTGGATATAATAATATCAGAATGTAGTAGGAGCAGTAGCGCCAACATACAATTCAACACTAGCAGCAGGGTTGAGGTAATCACAACCGCAAGCCAAACGACCGAGCATAACATCACCCTGGTAAACCACGGAGACATCACCACTGGTTACTTGAACCTGAGGACCAATTGCTTCAACCATACCGGCAGCTTCTTTCTGGAAGATAAGACCACAGGACTTAGAACCGAATTCGGCTCCAGTACCATAATCATTATTGATACCAGTTTGAGCATCAGAAGCATCTTCAAGGGATTCACCCACAAAGTCACCAGTATTGCCAGGTGCAGTTACACCAGTTGTACCGCCGTAAGCAGTACCATACTTGCCAAGGAAAGGAATATTCATTGACTTGTAGATCTTGATACCAGCAATCTCGATGATGCCGTTACCAGACTGCAAAGCAGTACCTTGTGTATCACGATTGACCAGACCGTTGGAACCAACAGCTTGGATCAATTCGTAGTACTGACGAGGGTTAAGGACGGCAACACGGCCATCGGAAGTAACACCTTTCTCATCAAGAGCAGCAGCTGCATCATAGAATGCAGTTACCAAGTTAGCAGCAACGTAAGCATCAGAATCATTGGTAGTTGCACCAACACGAATCTGTGTACCACCGGGCTCAACATAACCAGTTGCACTGATAGGAGAAGCCTTACGTGCACCACGTGCAATAGCACGGAATGCAAGACGGTCATACTTTTCTGCAAGAGCGTAGCCGATCTTACGTGAGATCTCAGAACGAAGATCGTAATGAGAAAGCACTTCGTCAAGTTCATAGACGAAAGCTGAGCTGATCAACAGGTCATCAACCGTGATCGTCTTCTCAGCAACAGGAGGTGCACCATTGGAATCACCAAGGATGCTATTTCCAGGAGTATGAAACTCCGACTTGGTACGACCTGTGAAGATGAACTGCAAAGATTTGCCGTTCTTAAGTGTACGCTTCATGATCAAGTCACGAGCGATTGTATTATTCTGGAAACCTTTGAACATTTCGCCACTGAACAACTTGAGGTACAGTGCACGCTTGTCTCCAGCTAGGTTAGCCTGACCCAGCTGTGTAAGCTGAGAGGGGTTAACCGAAGATTGAAAAGCCATTTTAAAAGAGAGTTAGTTTATACGACTCTCAAAGATCTTTGAGTTATTTAATTTTATTGTGGTCTATCCCACCGTCTAGACGGCAAAGGGTATCCTCGTAAGGGCCAATGCCAATAGTGATGAGGGGAATTGCACCCCTCTTTAAGATCTATCTCACTTGGTGTACTTTACACCGCGATAGCAATAAGTCTTGCCTTGCACAGTAACCTCCTAAGAAGCTCCACAAGCCCCGTTCCATGCTTATGGTGTCATGCGTCCCGAAGGATGAACGGACGTGCTTCTAGTGCGTGCTAACGCACACTAGCCGACTGTAGGTGCCACTAAGGCCACAGGTGTGGAGCTAGTTGATGCAAGATCAAGTGGGAAGTTATGAGCGTTGCGCTCGTGCATCACTTCCATGCCGAGACCGGCCCGGTTTAGAATGTCTGCCCAGGTGTTGATGACGTGTCCTTCACTTGAGTTGATTGATTGGTTAAAGTTAAAGCCATTCAAGTTGAATGCCATAGTACTAACCCCAAGAGCAGTAAACCAGATACCCACGACAGGCCAAGCAGCGAGAAAGAAGTGCAAGCTACGGCTATTATTAAAAGACGCATATTGAAAAATGAGACGACCAAAGTAACCATGGGCTGCAACAATGTTATAAGTCTCTTCTTCTTGTCCGAACTTATAACCATAGTTCTGACTGACTTCTTCACTTGTTTCACGAATGAGGGAAGACGTAACCAAAGATCCATGCATAGCTGAGAACAAGCTACCACCAAAAACACCAGCAACTCCCAACATGTGGAAGGGGTGCATGAGGATGTTGTGCTCGGCTTGGAAAACCAACATATAATTAAAAGTACCGGAAATGCCAAGAGGCATAGCGTCTGAAAAAGAACCTTGTCCAAAGGGATAAACAAGGAAGACAGCCGATGCTGCTGCCACGGGTGCGGAGTATGCGGCAAAGATCCAAGGCCTCATTCCAAGCCGATAACTAAGTTCCCACTCTCGTCCAAGGTAACTGTAGATACCAATAAGGAAGTGGAAGACGATAAGTTGGAAAGGTCCACCGTTATAGAGCCACTCATCAAGAGTTGACGCTTCCCAGATGGGGTAGAAATGTAGACCGATGGCGTTTGAAGATGGGACGACTGCCCCTGAGATGATGTTGTTTCCATACATGAGAGAGCCAGCAACGGGCTCACGAATACCGTCAATGTCAACGGGTGGAGCTGCAATGAATGCAACGATGAAGCAGGTTGTAGCGGCGAGTAATGTTGGAACCATCAAGACTCCAAACCAACCAACATATAGTCGATTGTTAGTACTGGTTACCCAGTCACAGAAGTTATTCCAAATATTCTTTTGTTGTAGCGTGATTGTAGTCGTAGCCATTTAAATAATAGTGCATGTTTATGAAGCGATTAGACATCGCAAATGAAGCGATTAAGTAAGACCAATTTAAAGACTTGGCAGTCTAGAGCTAGGGGAGGAATTGCACCTCCCTTATTCTATTTAGCTATTAGAAGCTGTACTTGACTCCGACCTTAGTGCCGTAATC